TTCAAACATTCTATTGCACATATTATCTAATTCATTATGACCTATGAATTCCCTGTGTTTCTTAATAAATTTAGCAAGTAACTTTGATTTCTTATCAAGATTAGCCTTATTCCATCCTGTAAACTCTTTATTGGGATATATCGCCGGCATTATTTAGACCCTCCTAAATTATTTTTAATTATTTCTTTTATAAACCCTGGTTCAAATGTAACAACTTTTCTGCCATAAGCATAAAGAGTGTTAGGAGAAATGATATTATTCGTAGGTTCACCGTGAAAAAAAAGAATATTTTAATTCGTATCTCTCATCATAGTGCATTGTCCATAACCTATTATTCCGATGTTCAACTGCCTCTAAAACAAAGTCAAACATTTCTCTTGTCAAATTACTTATCGCCTATTTCCCTCCTGGTAGATTGGTTACAAATAAAAAACCCTAGGCCCGGTAGATGGAACTTTTACATTGGGGAACAACCGGTACCCAGGGCGCTTCTTACGAGGCATAAAAACGCCAGATGATCGGCATATCCAACCATCTGGCTATCGAATAATTTTTCTCCCATCTTTTAGTTCCCCCTTGATGAATTATTAAACCATAAAAACCTGGATCTGTCAAGAACTTTTAATCCAGTGGGCCTCTCATATCGCTACCGTAATTAAACGGAGGAGGACCGGGATCCTCAACCGCTGCCGTTTCAAACACCTTTACCGGAACAATCGCCACTTTCTTGCCTCTACGATTAGTCCAGATCTGCGCCACAGCTTTAACCTCCGCGGAATCCCGGGAATATACTTTAGGGTTCCTCCCGATCCTAAATTGATACGGATTATTTGTTTCTAAAGCGTGCAAATCAATTCCCACTACCAACACCTGCCCGGGATACCCTTTCCCGGAAAACTGGCCTGATCGGCAATAGAACGGATTACGAACCGTATGAATTTTCATAGTTAATAAAAACACCTCTAGGCTTGCCCTAAGACAAACCTAGAGGTGTCCGCGCGGTTATGCAGGTTTAACAGAATCCCAGATCGCCGCCTGGTAATCCTCGCCGGATGTTTTTCCCACTTTATTGGCCATTTGCAACTTGACCTCGATCCCTTTCAGAAAATCCAGGATCTCCTGAACAGTAGGATTTTGTTCCTCAAACCCTAAATTCCTGAGGAACTGCGGAAGATTGGCTTTAGCCCCCATTGACGCGCCCAACTTAATCCACGCGCGGCGCGGTTCGCCGTTCGGAAGGGAAAAATCCCTTAACTCGATCTCGATCGCAAACTGCCGGCGCTCGATCGGCTGCTTGGTTTCCGGGTCCAGGATAGATTCCTTAGTATCCTTATCCGTGAGATACTGGATCTTCCCTTGATAATATACATATTCGTATTCCGCCTTACTTATCCTGCCGTAAAGCCATTCCCTCTCCGGCAAGAACGGTAACGGTTTCGGTTTCGGTAACGGCCGGCCATACTCGCTGTCTGACGGTCTTCTTTTCTCTTCTGACATTTTTAACTCCCCTGGTTAAAAGGTTTTCCCGCATCCGCGGCAAGCTCGATCTTGTGTTTTCCTGCGATAATACACCTGCGTACTCCCGCAATCCGGGCATCGCGGCTTGATAAACCCCGGGTTTACCTCCTTTTTTTTAATTGGTTCTTTTTTGCTCATCCTCCCCTCCTTACCATAAACAGTTTCTCAATGATCCGGTTCTCCATCTGCCGCTGTTCATCAGTCTGAGCTCCCGGGAGAAACCGGTACCATTCTAGAAGCTGCTCATCGGAAGCCGCTTCCAGTTCTTTCATACTATCCGGCCAAAACACCGGCCGGGGGTACCATCCCACCCGCTTACTTAACTCCGCCTGAATATTAAACATCGATTCATCCTTCTCTACGCACTCTATTCCCATCTCGATCATATAAATTACCTTCCTGATCAGTCCGCCACCGGTTTCCCTGATCATCACGCCATTCCTGAACCACCCGGATATTCTTATAAAAAACATTTCCACCCTCAACCGCGGTAATTACCATATCCTTAGCCCAGTACGGCCGTTTAAACTTGATCCCTTCCCAATCTTTGGCGCCATGGACAATATCTTGGATTAATGACTCTTTCCACGCCTTCCAGGCTAATTCCCATATCCTCTTTGGAGCGCGATCAACATGCTTAGCGTATAATCCATAAACCCCTTTTAACGATCCCCGGTTCCGGATCCCGCATGCTACCGCCAGCATCCCGCGGTACCCCTCACCACCGGCTTCCCCGATTATCGCACGAACAGCTTGCTGGTCCAACATCACAGGCCGCTCCCGCGCCATAGATGTTCCGGAACTCATAACCGTTATAACAATCGATATTATGGAAATAAGCAACAAACTTTTCTTCTTTCCCATTGATCCTCTCCTTGGTTACTAAAGCAATAGCCGCATGCCGACCCGGTATTTTTCCTTGACATCCCGCACATAAATGACCCCTTCGGGTTACCTGAACTACTATAAGACTCTTCTCCATCTTTATGTTCCCCCTTGCCTTATTCCAAATCCTTGGCGGACAACCTCTTCACTCCCCCGGTATTAACGATCGCCTTATCTACCAACATCTGAACCTTACGGTTTAAAGCCTCAACAAAATCACCGCTGGTCTGTTTGCCCCGTTCAGCTGCCATTTGACGAACTGCTTGCTTATTTAACAACATTACTTTCCTCCCTTTTTGCTTAACTGGATCTTAACTAAATCACGCAGCGTTCTTAATCCCATCTCTTGGATCATCTTCTCAGGCAACTTATTACATGAAGTATCTAAAGCCTGGCCGAGTTCTTTTAAGTCCTCTAAACTTTTCTTCTGCAAGTCAATCTCTAACTCAGCGATCCTCATCTTTTCCTCCCACATACAAATATACACAAACAAACTAAATTTGTCAAGCTTTTTATTTAAAATAAAAAATCCGGGTTTTCTCGACGAGAACCCGGATAAATTAAAAAATAAGTTTAGTTTATAAAATACAATAAACGATAAATATTCCGGAACAAATGATTATTCCAGACCATAAGAACACTTTATCACCAACCGTCAGATTGGTCTGTTTTCCTTGCGTGTTGATCATTACCACTCTCCTGCGCGCGGCAGATATCGCATTTATGATCGGTATCTTCCTGCTCTTTTGTCAAGATCATCCGGTTACACACGCACCACACGGTTATTCTCCTGGAATAAACCCTATATCTTCATCCTCAACAAACCCAACCTCGTTATTTTTATCTATACTGCGTTTATTCCTGCCGATATCCCGGATGATAGTGATAACACCCTGACTTACCTTAGCCGGCCGATAACCCAATATTTCCGCCTTAGCCGCGGTGTTGATATCTGTCAAATATCCTTGCAGCACTTTAGCTTTTTCATCATCCGATTTAGCCATGAATTTCGGGTTATCCGCTAAAATAGTAAATAATATATCTGTTTTATTACCTATATACTTCTGAAACTCGGTATATTGCCCCGGGGATAATTCGATCGGTTCCTTAGTCTGCGAACCTAATTTTATCTTCGCCTGAGCCACGCGCGGGAAATGAATGGTTTCTCCGGTTGATTCCCAGATATCCAACACCATCTTTGACACCGGATCCGGTTTATACTTATTCACAAACGCCGGATTCAAAAACACATTGAACGGATTATTTGAACCCAACTGGTACATCTCCTTATTATTACCAAGCGTATCCACCTTAGCCGGCAAAGTACTTGATAACCCCGGAACACGCATGATCGCCTTATTATACGCTTCCTTAAAATAGTTCGGATCTTTGGTATTCCTGGCGGTATTATCCGAAAGTTGCCTGACCTGGTTTAATACTGTGGGAACAAAACTAGCAGGGATACCTTGAACAACATCAGCTAAGCCTTCCGCTAAGTTCTCTTTCGATGTCAATACCCGTAAACCCTGGACAAGCGGCTGTTCTTGTAAAGTTTCAGAAGCGGACAATAACCGATCACCAAGATTCATTGTTTTATCTACGATATTCTCTTTAGGATTAATAACCATATCAGCGCCTAAAGCTAACCCTATTGACCCCGGGAGAAACCAATCATAAGTATATAAATTATCCTCTTCCCGAAGCTTAGCCTGTTCCGGATCTAATCCGCTAGCCACAAACCTCTTCAACGCCGAGGCATTGATCTGATATTCCCTGATCCCAACCTTCTCCCTGGTAGCCGCGACATCTTTATCTTTAGCCCGTTTCCCGCTTATTATCCCTAACGCAGCCAAGATTGCTCCAACTCCAACCAATAATGCCGAACCGGTAAATGCCCGGGAAGTTGACCTCACAAAATCTTCCTGATCGAACGGCCCCTGTTGAAATAACGGCCGGCTGAGAATAAATACCGTTTTAACAAATCCAAACGGAGAATACTCTATTCCTCTGGCCAATATATTCGCCGGGGTTTTAGGGTACTTAATCACAATATCACCCAACCCAAAATCCTTACCCAGGTTAAGCAACTTTTTAAGTCCACTAAAGAAATTGCTGATCACATTATCATCCTGGAAAGTACGGTATAACCCCATCTGGTTAGCTTTTTCGATCATCTCTTCAGTAGGATCATCTAACCCCGCCGCGGCGCATTGTTCCCGGATACTCTGGTTGAACGCCGCCTGGTAGAACGCCCGATCGGTAGCGGATAACGATATCCTTAATGTCTTCTCTAAAGCACCAAGCACTCCCTTATCAAACACGCCATTACTTGGGAGGGTATATTTGCTCATCTGTCCGGGCTTTAAATTGATCCCTAACAACGCCTCTTCAGTACCTTCTTTCATTCCTTGAACCAAACCTTTACCTTGAGTACCGATATTTGGAACATAAACCGAGCGTTTACCGGTCCTCAACGAAACCCCAATATCCAATAACGCGCCAAAGGTATCTGAAATATTTTCCGCTGCCTGAAATCCTATATTCCCCAGAATATTCCGGACAAAAGTCTTTGGATTAAGTAACTGCGCTAATGTCTGGACCATCGCTAATTTCTTACCTAAACTGGGAGGAACAATCCCGGCGATCTTTTTTAATAACAACGCCTCTTCGATCTGCCGCGCGCGGGACAATTTACCCATACCGATCTTAAATGTATCCTGTAACTCTTTAGTCCATGGAATATTTTGTCCAATATCCGGAGCAGTACTAGACTTATTAAATGCACCTTGCATTTCCTGGTTCCATGGAATATTCTGATCAGTATCCGGTCCTATCCCGGCTTTCTTAAACCCATCAAATACCTGCTGGAACGCATTTTTAATATCCGGATCCATCTGCCCAGAATCTTCCAATTTCTTAAATAGATCCATAGCGTATTGATACGCGTTCTTAGGAGGCATATTCAAAAAATCCGGCCAATCTAAAGCCGAAGGTAAACGCTGAAGATTCTGCGCCATCTTCCTTAACTCATCAGCAAGGATCCCGGAAATATGCGGCACACCCAGCTTTTTCGCCAGATCATCCTGTTCTTTAGATCCTAACCCTTTAGCCAACTTATCAAAATTCGTAAGCCGTTCTTTCTGTTTAACATCCTCCCTGGCTTTACGGACCTGTTTCTGCGCGTATTGAAGCACTCCTTCCGGGGTCAACCGTTCGTACATGGCCAGAGCTTGGATAGCCTGACCAAGTTCAGTATTCTTTTCCGCCAACCTCTCAACCATCCGGATCGCATCAGTAAACCGACCTTCTGCCTGGGCTTTATCGATCAACACGATCCCAACAGCGTTCGTAAAAGTATTTGTCCGGCCAGGCCCTTCAACCAGGCTAACCGCTTCTTCCATATTCTCAACCACAAAATCCTGCGCTTCTTTAAGTGTTTTAGCGTTACTGATCGGTTCATACCTCGACTCAACGGTTTTCCTTACCTCTTCCGCAGTCTTCTGAGCGTTCTTAACCGTAGTAATAAATTTCCGGCGTTTACCAGGTAACACTTTATCCAGGATCTCCTGCTGCAACTTCTTATTCTTCTGAGCATCCCGGATAATCTGCTGCAAACTCGCGCGGTCAACTTTTTCTACCGGATTCGCGGCTTGCCGCTTTATCTCTTCCAACAACTCATCGCTGGAACTAAAATGCCAACCAAGGCTTTCAAGGTTATCTAAAATAGTATCTAAGGTATGCTGAGAATTCTTGTTTTTAAGGCTAGCCGGCACACTTGCCAGTTCCTCGGCAAGAAACTTCGTTCCCGCTTTAGCGCCGGTAGAGGTGTATGGCGCTATACCTCCCAACTGGCGGATCGCTACAAACAGGTTACCTTCCGCGGTCTTCCGTAGATCATCCATCTCCAGCTCAAACCGGGCCTGGTCTTCCGGAGTCATTTCTTTATACGCCTGATCTATTACACTAGGAACCTCTTCTGAAGTTATTTCTTGGGGAGGAATATCAGTCTGCTGCGCGGTTTCTAAAGCTTCATTATAAAACTGCGCTTGGACCGCTTTATCGAACCTCAACTGGATTTGAGCATCAGTTGGAGAGGGAATACTTTTTAGAACTTCTATTTCGGATAAAACCTTATCTCTAGCTAAAGTTAAAGCAGAGATAGCTTCCGGATTATCTTTATTCTTTAACCCCCAATCAAGCGCCCCTTCTGTACTTTTAAACTCGGGGATATTATTATACTGCTCTCCAAGTTCACTCACCCCGAGCCCGGGAGTATTAATAACTCCTTTATAGCCATAAGCTTCAAACTTACCGGTTTTAAGATCTACCCCAATAGAATCAAGGAGTTTGATATTTACCTCTTCCAATTCCGTTTCCAACACTTTATGCTTTACCTGATCATACCCAGAAGCCGTAACCACGATTATAGTCTTCGACCGGCCAGCCGCGGCTTTTTTTACTATATCCGCGGACTTACTGTAAACCGAAGGAACTGTTTCTACGGATAATATCTGGTTTTTCGGATTCATGAATATTACCGCATCGCCTTGATCAAGATCCTTTGTAATACCTTTGATCAATTCAAATACCCCTGCCGGTCCTTTGATCGAAGGTTGCGCGGTAAAATCATCCACGGATTTGATCCATTCATTATATTTCTGGTATATAGCTACCTTCTTACCTTCCTGAGTAGAAGGATGATGTAAATATTGATCAAACTCAAACTCGTTGTTGATAAACCCGAATTTCGTATCGTCGATGATCACATGCCCGCTGAACTTTATCCCCAACTTACCTACCGCCGCGGATAAACTTTTAGATAAACCCATATCCTCTGGAGAATATTCGATGTTCCCGGAAGGATGATTATGTATCACATAAAATCCATCGGCTTTTTTGTTTACTAAAAGCCCAACCAGTTCAAAAGTTTCCGGATACGCACTATCCAACCCGCCGATAGTTATTAATTCAACACACACCGGTTTATTCTTCTTTATGCCGACACAATACAGATGCTCAACCGCGGCGTTCTTTAACTGCTTAAACGCAAATGCAACATCCGCCGGAGAAGATATTGTTTCTTTAGCGAATACCATACTCCCGGATTTATTCCACTTGGCCAAAAGCGGGGATTTATATTCTGAACCACTGGAAGGATCCTTAGAGAATATATCTTTCTTATAATATTCACTCTGTCCTTCTTTCACAACCCCAGTAATCTTTTGTTTTGTGATAGTGGAGAGTTTTGGAGTAAAAGTAATAGACTTGTCTTCATTTATAACCTTATTATAATCTCGGTTAAGAATCGCTTTCTGAACTTGAGTAATAGGTACCCCTGTTTTTATGGTAATAGACTTTATAGTTCCAGGTTTATTTGAACCACCTACTAATTCAAATTCTTTTTGTCCTACAATTTCCATTCCAGGTTTTTTAATTGCTCTTAAACTCCCTCTATCTCCTAGCAAAACATCTTTACTCAACTCCACTAAAATACCCTTACCACCTTGTCCAAGCGCAAGCGATTTATCGGTAGATACATTTAATCCACTCGCGTCCGAATAAGCCATCAAACTATCTAAACCATAACTGCCTGTTTCATGCCATAAACTCTGGTTTACCTTCCCTTCACCTGTGGTCTCGACCGGTATCCCTTGCTCTTTGCTCGTACCAACGCTTTCCCCAGATGCTCGAACCGGATATCCTCCGGATCCTGCTCTTTCTCTGACACCGGCCGTAACTGCTGGTTCTTCATAATTCACCCCTTCTTCTAATTTCTTGGGAGGTTCACCGATCTTGGTATTCACATCCCAAGAAGTATATTTATCCGCCATACCCTTTAACCTCTCAAAATTCTGGTCAAGAGTCTGATCTCCTATTTTATCGATATATTCCGTCGATGTTAATCGTTTATCCTCAAGGAACCGTTTATATACCCTCTTCTTCGCTTCGATTGAAGATAGTTTATTATAATTAAGCTCTACTTTATACCCGGCTTCCTTAAACCGATCGATCACATCCTGAACTTTCTTCGGGTTCTTCCCCACCAGCGGCCAGATGATATTCTTATTCTGCTCAATTGCCTTAGCCATAAGCAGTTCATCCGCCATATACGCCGATTCTTTATGGACATAATCGGATAACGCGGGATCATTACGGGTTTCCGGAATAAACTTTTTAGCATCATCTGGATCAATTTGAATATGTGTTTTATCTAAACCCAAAGATTTAGCCATCTGGGTTTTACCGGACCCCGGTAACCCCATCCAGAGGATAACTTCCGGCTGACCTTCTGCCGACGGAACATTTTTACCAATAGTTTTTTCAAGGTACGGTTGATAATAATTCGGCTGTTCTTCCGGATCATCCGACTGGATATAAGTTTTCTCGCCAAGCAACTTATTCCGCTCGATCGCGCGATGGTATTCCGGATCATTACTGATAAACTCATCAACCACGGCCGGATTCTCGATCTTGAATAAGTCCTTTACATATTCTTTCTTATGTTCCGGAACTTTAGATAAACTGGTTTCTGGAAGACCCTGAGGGATCAAGCCCGTAGGTTGAATATCTTTTAATGCTGCCTGAATCTGTTTTCCAATGGTAGTGGTTATTAACGCGTTATCCCCGGCGATCTTAGCTATCTTGCCCACGGTTCCCGCGATATTAACAATATCCCCCTCATTAAACGGAAGCAATACCTGGCCTTTTTCACCATTAAGACTAACCTCAGCAACTTTAGGCTTAAACTGTTCTTTGAGTTTACCGGCCGTCTTTACGATCTGCGCAGTAGGAATATTGTTTTTAACAACCTCGATTTTGATCCCAGCACCAAGCAGTTGCGCCAATTCCTCTTCAGTAGGAGATACGCCGTATTTAGCAGTGTAATTACGAACCATGGTATTCTTTAAAGTATTATCGTTACGCGATAAGGTATAAGCCATATCATCGATCGCGCTGTTCTTTACTGTGGTATTTATTTTATTTGCGGTATATGGAGTGAGTTCAAACAATCCGGATAATCCAGCAGTCATTAACCCGGACATCACCGCTTCCTGGGTAGATGCTCCGCCTACTTTCTCAATACCCGCGGCGCCAGTTCCCCTTGAACCAGCCCGTGCCATGATCGATAATACCGGACCTCCCAAAGTTAATCCTTGGGTATAATACCAAAGCGGAGCGTATGCCGCGGATTTAAGCGTGGATTTTATTATCCTATCCCTTGAACCCTCTTTATCCATTAAATTTCCTTGGGTTTTTTCAATACCCGCTTGTCCAAGCGCGCCAAGGCCGGAAAAAGCGAACAATTGACCCATTAAAGTTTCCGGAGCGGCCGCAACTGCTAAAGCTATCGGACCGATCCCACCGTAAGCTTTTCCCACAGCTGAAGCGATCGGGTGATCTTTCTCCGACTGTTTGATCTCTTCCGAAGAATATGTGCTGCCAAACGGTTCGACTCCTCCCAACCTGGTAAAAAATCCGGCGGTTCCTTTTACATACGGAACAGTAAACGATTCAAAAGCGGACATCTTCTCAGGGTCTTTTAATAACTCTTCATGAGGATATTCTTTACCATCCGCTATCTGCCGGTTCATCTGACCCTGGATATACTTATCATAATCAGTAAACTTCATCTTTAACTGACCAACCAACATTTTCTTCTGATCGAGGAACGCTTCACGCTGCGCTTCCTCTTCTGGGTTCTGCGCTGGATGCTCTTTTATAAATCGCTGTGTTTGCTCAACTGTCCATGTCTGAGGATCGGTATTGGTATAATAATCTGGATGCCCAGGTAACTTAAATTCATCCGGCATACGGTACTGATTATGTTCAGGTTTGAATTGAGGAAGAGGAGCTTGGCCAGTCTTTACCGCTTCAAAATAAGCGCGGTAATCGTAAAAATGCCGGGGATCATCCGGGTTAGGATCTAACTTGTTCCTCTTAGCGATATCAGAATAAAAAGACTGGAATTCCTGTTCATCTTGAGCAGCTTTTAATCGATCAAACTTACCTTGCTCGATCTGCCGCTTCTCTTCATTCAACGCGGCTTCAACTTCAAGCTCGGGCGCCGGCTGAATATCCACCTTAGCCGGTTCCGGAATAAATCCTAAACCAGTATCTTGCGACTGAACCCCAGTTTCCTCAACAAATCCTAAATCTTCGTTTTTTGCCATTATGCCCTCTTTTAAGCCAGAAACGACCCATGGCTGATTTTGGGGTATCTATCTACGCTCCCCAGAAAACAATCAATTCCCAAACCATAAACCTCCCCAAACCTATGAGCTAAAACCCTCATTTTTATCTTTTGCCAAAATTTTACTATCTTATATTTAACCTTATATACTATTTTATGGTTTAATAAGAATGATAAAGTAGTAATAGTAGTAGTATCTGTGTATAACTTGTGTATAACCCTATTAATATCTATCATAAATTAATCATGTATATTAACTTATATACTGTTGATAACTTGTTAATAACCTGTATAAAACCTGGGTATATCATCTTAATAACCTCAGTAGTTATGCACAGGATTATAACTTTTTGAATCCGGCGGCCAATGCCGCGGGCAATTTTGATTTCAAGATAGTACCTTTCCGTCCGTCCGGATGCTGCACTTTAACCGTTTCCTCATTATTCTCTGGATCCAGAATATCGCTGAGGGCATCACCTGATCCGTTTTGTTTAGCCTGTTTTTTGATCACCTCATCATAGATCTTCTGTTCTCCGGTGGTAAGATCCATTCCATTGGCGATCTTTCTTAATATCTGTTCATACATCCGTTGCTGATTCGGAGTTTTACCTAACTTAATCTTTTCTGTCTGCGCCTTTGTCAGGTCAACTTTTGCTTTTATGGATTCATCAAGAAGATCCTGGTTTTTCTGCGCCGGCTGTTTTTTCTTTATCGTTTCATCATAAACCTGCTGTTCTCCTGCCGTAAGCGCTATTCCTTTTGACATCTTATTAAGGATCCGTTCAGTGGGGGATTTTATCGACGAGAAATCTTCCTCTCCTGGAACTTTCATTTCATTCTTGATTACCGATTCATACGCGCTTTTTGAATCATATCCGGCATCACGAAGAGTTTTATACATATCCATCTTCTTCTTCGCGGTTTCCATCTTCTTCTGGGCATCCGCCTCGACTTTAAGTTTCTGTTGGTTTAGTACCCGGATAACTCTTCCTAAAGTGCTTATATCATAATTACCGGGTTCCCCGTTTTCTTCAGTTATTGTTTTCGGCTGCACTCCAGCCGGAACAGCGCCCATTGCCGCTAATATCCTCGCCGATTCTGACATTGTTCCTCCAGTTTAAGAAAATAAGCTTAACAGTTGATTTCCCGCCCCGGAAGTTCCCGATATCCCTTTCCAATTCAGGCTGGATAGTAACTTCATCAAGTTACTCGCGGTAGTATTGGTCTGGGTTTGCGGCATGGTCCAGTTATTTACACCATACTGCGCGTTTGTTCCGTATAACGACTGCGCCGCGCTGATCGGTTGCGCCATTTCTGTTCTTTGATTTTTCCAAGCGCTGTACTGCCGTTCCAGGTCTTCCTGTTCTAGTACCCGGGATAATGAACCTAAGCTTTGTGAAGCGGATACCTTGGATAAAGGAGCGGTTATGTTTTCATATTGATCCATACTTTGAGCGGTAGTAGCCGCGCCCAACATATTCTGGCGTTCGTTCTGGATATAATTACCAATAATGGAATTCAGGTTCTGTAAATTACGATTGGTAAGATCTTTTTCTTCTCCGATAGCCGCGGACGAATAATAATTTCCCCTGGCCCCGGCTCCGATCCTGGATTTATTGATCGCATCGGCCAGGTCCTGGTTACTTAACTGAGTCATTGCCTTGATATATGGAGAAGTATTAGGATCCATATATTTACCCGCCAGTGTGTCTGCGATCTGAGATTTTCCCGCTTTGAACAGATCCCCGACATTATTTCCGGACAGGTAATTATTTAAAATGTCCAAACCGGCAGTTTCTTGTCCGGTCATGCCTGCGGAAAGTTTCCCAGTGTACGCCTGGCCCGGAACATAATTGTTCATGTATTTCTGGATCCATTCGGATAACTGTTTACCCGTAGCCGATTGCCAATCTGGCATCGAGCTTTCCAGAGAAACAGTTTCACCGCCTCCTGTTCCTCCCAATAAACTACTGGCTATATTCGCCACCGCCGGAATAGCTGACCATAAACTCATATTTCCTCCTTAGTTAAAATATCAGTATCGTTATAGCGGCATTAGCCGAATTGCATTTAAGATATATATTTGTATCAGTCCAAGTGGATCCGGAATCATAAACTATACCGGATTTATTTATTTTCAGGATAAGATATCCTGTGGGCACTCGTTTCAGTGTATGCGCTACCGTATTTTCGGAATCCGCCACCCCCGAATCAGAGATAGTTTTTATTTGGGCATCAAAGTTATCCGTGAACTTTATTCCTTTATTTATTACCTGCGCGATCTCTTGGGAATAAGATAACAATTCTTTCTCTAGACCTTTCTCAAAAGAATTATTTTCCTCCGGGATTTCTGTTTTTATTCTTGTTCTTACTTGAGCCATAAGATCACACTGGCCCGGCCAGCTCCATTTAAAGGTTCAGAAATTATATCGCGAACCTTTTTTCGATTAAGATAAAATTCCAACACTCCGTTCTCAAGAACATAAATAATAAATTTAAAATAATGTTCTGTCAGGATCGCTGGGAATATACCTATTGAAAAAGCAGTTATCAGTCCGTATATTAACCGGATCCGGGATCCTTCTCGATCGTGGGTAATATCGGCAAGCCATGAAGGTTTATCATCATTTTCAGGATCCCATGCGCCATAACCCATCCGGATAGAGCTAACCATAATGAACTCAACCGGTAAGATCCATAGACAATGTAATGTTATCGAATACCATAAAGCTATTACTGCCGGAATTAAGATATCCCTATACCCAGACCATTTAGCTTTATCCCATCCTCCCAAACGCCATAATCCAGCGCAGACAATAAGGTATATTATACTTATCCAGATCATTTTTTCTTTACCTCAATAAATTTATCTTTGCCATAATACTTTATGATCCTCATATTCACACACCCCCCAAACCCCGGATTCAACTGTTCTTGATGATAGTCGCTGCATAACTGGCCAGCAGTTTGCTGAGGACTGTTTTCCGTTGTCGGCCTGGTAATCCATTTCCATCCGGCGTTTACCGCGATACAGATAACCACCGCCCAGATTATCTTACCCAGGTATTCCCCAAACGGTTTATTGCCGAGAGGAATCCATCCTCCTATTAACCTCAGCAACCATCCCCACCCAATCTTTAGAGCCGTAAATATTGCTGTCAACATTCCTGGCCTCCTTTTTTTGTGTTTCGCTTTGGTGTGTACGATCAAGGCGTTCTACCTTTTCGATATACCTTCCGGTCCATAACAAAGCCGCTACAATAGCCACAACCGTGGCAAGAACCCCTTTAGTAACTATCTTGGCGGTATCTTTCGTAGAGGTGTCTATTTTAGAAAAGATATCACTTATAAGTTCTCTGTTCTCCTGTGCTTTTTTATCAAGCCCTATTATTTTTTCGTCATGCCGGATAATAATATCCCGGTAAGCTCCGGAGTCTTTCAAATGCTGCTCAGCTAATTCAAATTTAGTTCTACATTCTGGAAGTACGACTAGATGTTCAGCACCCATGATCAACTCCTATTTTGTTCCTTAGAGAGGTAATAAGGATAAAACGCTTTGATATAAAATATCTCACCGGTTTCCGAATTCCTGGCCCTGAACCTTATTTCTTGCGCTATGGTATCAAAATAGAATTTATAATGTACCGCTTTTTCAGTAAGTTCAGCGTATGCCTGGCTGGATGTATAAGGGATGTTCGTCCAGTCATCGCCACCGTTTACTGAATAATCGATATAAAGTTTAGCCGCGGTAGATCCCCGGGCCCAGAAATCTATCTGTAACCATCTGGATTTTTTCTCTAAAGATTCTCCGATAAAATCTTTAGTTTCAAAAACACCTTCAACCGCGATACCTTCATCATCAGCTTTGGTATAATCAAGTTTACATGTTCCTCCGGTAACTTTACCCAGGATTATTTCTTCCCAATCCGCTATTGAATCTCCAGAATCCCATACATCTAAAGCTTCATTCCATGACCCTGGAGTATCATCATTCCATGTCTGGCTGGAAACTTTACCCCAACGCATAGCGGCGGATATTTCAACGCATGTATCATAATACCAGAACCCCAACCGGTAATTATATTTCCATATTTCAGTAGGCCAGGATCCTCCGGCAACCGGAATAAAAAACCATATCTCGTTAAGCTCTTGAACATGTAACGCAAATGACCTGTTTATCTGGGTACGGTCGATCCGACGGAACACTTCATCTCTTACCGCAGCTCCTATTGATGCCGGCCGGATACCTTCCCAGGTATAAAAATCATTAAATGCCATAAAATAATGCTGACCGTCGGCATCTGCAACTGCCCGGGAAGCGGATAAACCTATTCCGGTACGAACGCATGATTTTTGAAACACATCCGAGGAACTTACTTTATTTAATAACCAGATCGATTCTTTTTTATATACCGCAGCGTATTCGTTAAGTTTTAGTATGTTCTGAATAACAGAAGGTTCATCTCCAAGGTCTAACGATCCGGCCGATCCGGAAGACCAGTTTTCACAATTGCCTGTATCTGGCCAAGATACTCGCCAAGGTTTTATGCTTACACCATCATTAGTATAAGCCAACAACAAGTACGGCGATAAATACGCTGCATACTTGGCCCTTGGCGGGTTTCCTCCTAAAGCGGCGGTATTTCCGGATCCGGTCCATTTCCTGACTATATTTATCCAATTAGTTATAGCCAATATTTGTTCTTCCACCACCATGGCCATATTTATTTGATCATCATCGCCACCGCCAAAATCAGAAGCACTGATAGATTCCCACGCTAATGTGGAAGTGTTATACTTTTCAATCTTGGTTTTTGATGCCCGAACAGCATACTTTATCCCGGTATTACCTTCGAAAGTTCCAAAACCCATTATCTGTCCGCCAGATATTGCTGTTCCTACTAAAGTTTTTCCCGGTCGTTTCCGTAACTCTCCGCGGTAATAATACATATTTTTAGAGAAACTATTTTGATCGGCGATAAAAGTCGAAGGTAAACTGTAATCAATACCTTTTGTCGGAAGAATTATCCCTTTTCTAAGTAATGGCATAGATACTCCTTATGCTGTTCTGCGCCAGATATACGCTGTTATATATGGTTGTAAGTTATTATGCGCACCACCACCTCCAGTTTTAGCTGAAGTCTCGGCCGAGCCCGTTCCTGGTTGCGGAGATCCGCCGCCTCCGGCCAATGTGCTATTAACAGCTACACCGTGATCGTGTTCCGGAATTTCAGCGGTAATCAATGTATGCTCTTTTTCTCCTCCGGTTTTTAATGCCGCATCAAAATCGCTATCCGCGGTATCAACACCAACAACAACTTTTCCGGCTACCTCTACCCATGTACCGAAACCCAATATAGTATTCGGGTTCCTTGAATCAGTAAAACTGATATATTGTGCTCCGATAGGGTATATTATCCCCAGAAGATCCGTCCATGCTCCATCACCGCGCAGGTAATTAGAGGAACTTGGTGTTCCAGATCCTAATGAAGCAGGAGTGATTTTTCCCACGGAAGTAAGCTGGATTTCAGTTCCAGCACTATCCATGAAGAACAATTCAATTACCCCGGATACTTCTTTACAGTAAACATACCCCACATCATCATACGCCGTTGGCGCGGCGATCGAACGCATGGTTACCTGTTTATGAATACCTATTCCATCTTCTCCGGTTTCATCCGCTAAAAATATATGATCAACTGCCAATCGTTCCCGGATTGCTCGGTCTTTTTCCCGAATATCATCATCACCTAAGCTCCGGGCCCGGGTACCTGCGGGTTTAGATTCATCATGGGTTTCTGTATGTACAATAGCAAAATCAGCCATTTTATGATTCCTCCTTATAAATTATTATTACTTACTTGACTTATCGATTTACTTTCGCGATCTCGCTCAATATCCAATAGCCGGAGAAGTTGGCCAATTGGATTACCTTCTGAATCCTGGTATTTAGATCTCCAGTATTCAGCTTCTTGGAACAATTCTAATCCGGCATTAAGCCGATCAAGAACCATCCATTTTAATATCTCATCCCATTCATTACCTAACCCTGGAATATCCGCAGCCGCGGATAGTAAAGTAGGCAATTTACTCCAGTTTATCTCAAACAGATAAGTGGCTTTATCCGGAATCGGAGTAGGTAATATTGCCCGGGAGAAGATACAGTATTGTTCCGGTTTTCCTGTAGATGGACTTGTCCGGTTAGGGTTTGGCTCTTCTTCATCATATTCCTCTTTGGTTATATGATCCAAAGGATACCCTGAATCGTTTATTCCGGATCCTTCCAACAACCTGATCGGATGAAGAAGGTGAATCAAGTTATTCGGAAGAGGATAATTCGGCTGGCCTATTGCGGTGTTTACATAACTCTGGTACTTATACCCTCCATGGGGGATCAGTACTGAAACATAAAATATAGAATCGTTATACGCCTGAACTAACTCAGTATCTTTATCTGTCCTTTTGAAATCGTATTTTACATAAGTCTTAAACGCGCTTAATAACATATTCCCTCCTTATGGAAACCGTTTCGGCCGGTCAATGAACCCCATACTGCTTTCCGGGCGATCTGACCATGGCAACTGGCTGCTTGAAGAACTCGAACTAAAACTCGACGAACTCGATGAAGAAGATGAACTGGATGAAGAAAAACTCGAGCTTGACGAGCTTGAAGAGCTTGATGAAGAACTTGACGAAGACGAAGAACTTGACGAACTCGAGCTGGAACTTGAAGAAGAAGATGATGAGCTTGAAGAGCTCGAACTAAACGAACTTGAAGAGCTCGAAGAACTACTGGAAGATGAAGACGATGATGAGGAGCTGAAACTTGAAGAACTGCTTGAACTCGACGAAGATGAGCTCGAAGAGCTGCTGAAAGAAAGACTTGAGCTAGAAGAAGAATTACTAGAGCTTGATGAACTTGATGATGATGTCCAAGTAGAAGAGCTTGTTGTAATTGTTACTCCAGAAAAAGCATAAAGAGTATGATCACTACTTTTATATAAAACATTATAACCGCCACCACCGTCAATTCCGACATTGATATAGTGATGATGATCTTCAAATTCATCTGTGGTCCATTGTCCGGAACGATTAAGAGTTTTAAGTGCTCCATCTGCGATAAATATGGTTGAAAAAGAAGAATTAGCTCCTAAATTAAATTTATGGCTATGGCCATCATCTGTACTTGTAGATACCCATCCGGATCCGGTATTAATAACAAAGTGATTACCGGAATCAATACCTATTCCTAAGCCTCCTGATCCGCCAGTATCAACTACTAAATGATGATGATGGTATGCCATTAGTATAACCTCGGTGTCCAGGTACTTACAGGTTCTGCGCGATCAGTCCAATTACCCGCTGTTTCTCCGCGGTCGATCCAAGAATAAGATGAAGACGACGAACTGGAGCTGGATGATGAACTTGAACTACTCGATGAACTCGAAGAAGATGAGCTCGATGAACTCGAAGATGAAAAACTGGAACTTGAAGAACTTGATGAAGAAGAACTTGATGAAGAAGAACTTGAAAAACTATAAGACGAAGAACTTGAGCTTGAAGAGCTAGATGAAGAAGATGATGAAAAACTCGAAGAACTGGAACTGCTAGACGAGCTCAAAGAAGAGGAGCTCGAAGAGCTGCTTGAAGAACTTGAACTAAATGATGAATTTGACGAACTAGATGAGCTCGATTCGCTCGATGAACTTGAACTCGATGAAGACGACGAGCTTGAAGAGCTTGATGAAGAACTTGACGAAGACGAAGAACTTGACGAACTCGAGCTGGAACTTGAAGAAGAAGATGATGAGCTTGAAGAGCTCGAACTAAACGAACTTGAAGATGACGAAGAAGACGAAGAAGACGAAGAAAAACTTGAAGAAGATGAAAAACTTGAAGAAGATGAAAAACTTGAAGAAGATGAAAAACTTGAAGAACTTGACGAAGAAGACAACGAAGAAGATGAGCTTGAACTGGAAGAAGAAACTTCTTCTTCCATCATTTCAATTTCTTCTATGTTAGCGCGGCCATCTCCAGCATAGGAAGATGATATATATATACGATAATATCTATATGCCGTACTGTTCGGAAAGGTAAATTCTTGCCAATCGCTGCTATCAGCACAATTATCAGAATGTATAGAAGTCCAATCGCTGTCGTTATTAGACCCTTGTAATTCGAACGCGTTAAGGCTGTACCCCGAACCAGTAGTATTTATACGAAGCTTTTTTACTATTTTTGTAACTCCCGATCCTAAATCGTACTTCCACCAATGAGGACATGTTGTACATGTTGTCTGCCATCGAGGATCTAAATCATTATCACATGCCTTATCAGCTTCAAAACCTTCAGAAAGATAACTATCCGCGGAAGCTATTCCACCAGTAAGAATATCAGGACCGTAGGATGGCATTTTAACCTTTAACTGTTTTTATACTCTTTTTTCTCAATAATAATCTTCCAATCCAACATCTTCACGAAATTCGCGTATAAAAGATTCATCGCCCCTTCAGCCATTGAATCCGGGCACTCGGTAGTTTTGAGATACCCTGCGGCACAATTATGCCGGTTGATCAATTGTTGCTTGCGCCATACCGGTTTATAATACTGGCCATGATAACAGAATATCTCCAGGCCGCATTCAGTGTATATAAGCCCACGGCGTTCTACCGCGCGGATATACGGTTTAAGCATCTGCTCATTTGTTCCCAGCCACTGCAATCCAGGAAGTTTTATGATCTTATCGTGTCCGTAATACTGTAAAAACGCCAAGTTCATAGCATCCATATCAGGAGCCTTAAAATCTCCGTCGATAAATATCTCCCAACTCAATCTTAACGCTTCGTTCCACTTTTTAGCATCAATGAACACCGGACAGTTGCAAAGGTCTTTATCGTTATAGTATCCAAGTTCAACATTCCATATCCAAGTTTTCCCCTTATCTTCGACATTTACCAGATGATGATCGTCATCATAAACCTTATTTTGTTCTTTACTGGGCCCCAAGATAAACCCTGTTTTAGCGGCAATATCGAAAAACTGTTCCGGATCCCGGCAAAACACTAGATCAGCATCAAGGATACATACTGCCTCGTAATCCTTTCCAAACTCCGCGGCGTACCAGTACCGTTTCCGGCATACTATTTCACTCCGGCCGCGCGCCGCGGTCCATTCATCTTCAAGGATATTATGAAAAATAACCTTATACGATAATTTATCAAATTGCGAGGTAAACTCATCCGGTAACTCGATCCCTAAAACATGGACATCAGCCTTAGATCCTATATAATCCAAACTGTTAAGCATAGCGCAAAGTTCCGGAACATACCCTTTTGTCGCTCCGACGATAAACGCATATTTACTCATGCTTTCACCCCTACTCCTTCCCTAAAATGTTTCAGCTCTTAAACCTGATCCCGGTTATTTCGAGATCATACGAAGTTTCTTTCTTATCGTTGGTTACCGTAGTCCTGATCTCTCGCGGGGTTATTTTTATCTCTGCTGTTAAAGAGATATTAAGGTCTTCTATTGACAAAGGAAGATCAATATTGTGGATATATACCACCGGTCCGCGCGGTTCAGGTTTCTTATTCACTCCGGATCCGGCAGTTGGTACCTCAGGCATATCTTTACGGTTTTCTTTTAGATTAATAAACGGATCATGTTTTTGCGATAACATTTTACCCCTCCAATGTTTTAAGCCAGGCGGATACCTGGCCAGGTTTATATTCTCCGGGCATAATAGAGGCCCTGGCGACGGGAAGGCGAGTAAAACACTCGAGCTTGAAGTGTTTTTGTAGGAAAAATATCCTATTACTCGGCAAAATCGCCAGAGCCAAGTGGAAATTACCGCTTACTACACCTACGAATCCCGCCAGGTTACCCAATAAACTGGTAAGGTTAGATATCCGAGCTTGCGCCTTCCTTACAGTACAATCCACAAACTCGAACTTTTTATTTACTGGGTTATGGAACGGATGTTCAAAATGAGTTTCAATCGGGATCCATCCGGCCAGCCGGATCTCTTCCCAGATCTGCCGCGCGGTTTCCTCATCAGGATTACAGGAATCCGGAAGACAGGTTATATTAAAATGTACTCCGATCAGCCGGCTGGTCCTTCCCGGTACCAGTTTATGTCCGCAAACCGGATCTATTCCCAATTCATGCTTGCAGCAGAACTCTCCTTTAGTCAATTCTACCTGGCCTTCAGACATAGGAAAATGGATTTTAGCTACAATATCGTAGTCTAAAGACTCCAATTTATCCATATCTTCACCTCCAATAAGCATGGCTTCCGGCACAATATCTTCAAAAGAAAGGCCGCGTTGTACTGCCAAGTCAATCCGGATATCTGGGTAAAGCTCCCGGAGTCTAGCTAACGGCTGCAAGAACATGATTAAATCCCCTAGTCCGTGCCAGAAAACCAAGAGTACCCGCTTAGTATCCGCGGTAAACTGCTGGGCTAATTTCAGGTCAGAATATAGCGGTTCGATCACTTTTGCCATATTACCTCAATTTCAAACGGAAACGCCTCTTCCTGCGTTTCGAGGTATCTTACTGCCCTTATTTTAAGATCGTTCATTCTTTCCCCTTAAACCCTGGCAAAGGTATGGATAAAAACAGGTATTTGCCATCTTTTTTACACATATACCCACCAAAGGAAGTCATCCCCGACATTTATCCGATCCTTAGAAAACAGTTTATCCACCGCCGCGGTAACCTCAGGAACTTGGACATAATCATGTCCAGAGATAATTCCTCCTAACTTTATCTTTGGCAGGTAGTTAGATATATCTCTCAATACCTGTTCATACCCATGATGTCCGTCAATATGCACGAAGTCCACTTGAGGAGGTATAAAAATAACTGCTTCATCACTTGTTTTATGTAAAATCTTAGCTCTTTCACCGTACGGGATCAACCTGTTCTTAGTGTGTTCCATATTTAGATCATGGTAATCCTGAGGCCGGCCGGCCTCATACTCCACCCCAGGAACATATTGCCAGGGGTCTATACAGTAAAGAGTGAGGTTTGGCATACGGTCAAGCATAGCCACGCTGCCGCAAGCGGTCATTACCCCTATCTCTACCCCGGTAAGATACGCATCTTTCCCAAAATGCGGAATCAGGACATACTCCGGCAAAAACTGATTTTGTGTCATAATAAACCTCTTTTGCAAAACAGTTTAGTATCCCCAGGAACCATTATCCAATCCTCGTTAGGAAAGAATGATTCCTCTCCGGCATTCGGATCATGAAGGTAAATAAACCGTTTGGAAAGTTTCATTGCTAAAGCAACTTCTTTCGCCCTCTTCTGCGGGCCATCAACAAACACGAAATCCCATTTCCGTCCAGGGTATATTACTTCAATATCCGGCAAATGGTCATCGTCAGGATAAGGAATAAAGACTGCTTGTTTATACGCCAAATGCCGCTGGAATGCGGCAATATGATGAGGTAATATATCACAAGAAATAAGATCCATTCCTTCATTCAAGAACAGTTCACTGGATAAGCCTGTACCAAATTCCAGTACCTCTTTTATTTCAAATCTGCGCAAGTGATCCCGTATTGCCGCCCAACTATTCCAACAAAGTTTTCCGGATCCCCAGGTGATATTGATCGTACACCCCGCGATCGAACCGTCGATAAATGTTTTGACTTTGATAAAATCAAATTCACAAAGCCGGTATTCAGCATCTCCGAGCTTGACCGGAATAAGTTGGTCAAAACCAAACTCCCTCTCACACATTGGACATTTCATTCAGTTTCCTCTCTAGCCATTGGATAACCGGCTTCTCATCGGAAATATGAACATGTCCATCGCTTTTACTCGGGACCATAAACCCGTCCTGATCGCAATAATGTTCATATACATCTATAAAAGTGTACCCTCTTTTAGTACATTCACTCAGTTTCTTATTCATATACCGGACATAACTCAACCGTTCTTCATCAGTACCTAAGAACGGGAATCCGGGGCTTTCTATGGCCGCGCTGCGCCGCGGAGGCGGTACTATATTAAATATCCAAGCGTTTTCCGGTTTTTTTATATTCGCCGCGATAGCATCGAAATAGTCATTGACCAGTTCATCTATCGTTTCTTGCCATGGCTGGAACTTGTTTACATGGCACCGGCAGTCTATTTCTCCCCAACTGAAACACACTATCGCTTCTTCCGGGATACCTGTAAGAACGAACGGTTTATCTTTACCGAACCGATGCATAGTCATAGGACCACTGGTCTGGACCCGGACATAAGGAACCTTCAACCAAACATGCCAACAGTGAGAATCACCGACGGAATAGATCAAGGGATATTTAGGCATTATTTCTTTACCAGATTAAAATGGCTTTGACCAGGACACTTATCAGATCCTTTAAGCGTAAACTGGCGGCGTTTACGACATTCATCTACCGCGATACACATTGATTCGATACCGCAAGTTCTTTTATCTATCTTGATCTTTTTGATGTTCTTTAGAATATTTTCCACATTATCCTCCAGCTTAATGTAAGGCGATCAACCCAATTCAACTTGGTATTGACTAAAGCCTTGAATTCCGACACCATATTTTCCGCATCCTTATTCGCCATAATCCGCGCTTTCCTGCGTACCGCTTTAGCCATTCTTCCGTTCATAGTTCATCTCCCCTCTCATAAAATTCCATTTTTTCACGGCATCTCTTTTTAAGCATATCAATTAAATGGACACACAATCCAATGCAGGTGAACTTTCCACCATGGTAAGTAAGTCTGGATTCTTCATCTTTTTTATCTAAGGATTTAGTACCGGCAAAAATACACACATCAAACCGAGATTCAAGTTCCCCAATTAAATCCTCATACGGAACTAATTGTAAATCCTCTTTTGTCATGGTACCCACCTTGTTTTATTCTCATCCCAATCTTCGATTTTACGCATGATCGCTATGCCATACGGAGAGAATAGCCGGACAAACTCGAATTTATATACTCCCTGCGCGATTAACTTTTTAACCTCTTTAAACCCGTCTTCAGCAGGACCAAAGCAATCATGGAATATCCAATACCCTTGACCATCTCCTCTAAGCTGAGGGTAAAGGACATTCATTTCATGGAGGATATGCTTAGTATCGTGGGCGCCATCTTGGAATATGACATCAAACCCGATCCCAGAGTAAGTTGAAGGTTTAAGGTCTATGGAATCAAGTTTCCAGATATCTACCGGTAAACCATAAGATTCAAGAGTTTTCCGAACGGTTTCAGTCTGAACGATATCAATACCGTAATACCTGGCATCCTGGTATCCATACCGTACCGCATTATCTTTAACAGCATTGGCCAGATAAAAAGCGGTATACCCCTCAGCGTGACCGATTTCTAATACCTTCGCCGCACCGGTTTCGCGCAGAAGAAAATATAACATCGGGCCGAAGAACGGAATTGTGGCGTTGATATTCGTATAATGAAGAGCATGCAGTGCTTCCATTACCTTAGCTGGGTACTGCTTAAAATACTCAATATCCTTAGGATGATTGATCATCAGTTAAACCTCCCGGAGATCTTAATAGGAGTAACCAGCCGTTTGGGATAAAATTCCTCGACATACGCTTTCCCGATCGACCAGATGAACGCTTTAGGGTTATCGCGTTTCATATCTACTATGAATATCTTACCGTGCTTTTGGTTCCAGCGGTTCGCCAGTTCTTCCATTGGTTCGCCTTGATCGACTTTGCCGAAAGCCCAGGTAATACATTCTTCCATCTTCTCCGGAGGAACTCCGGCAAGGAACAATAAACGATCACCCATTCCGATCATCGTTTCACCCCCACGCCGATTCCTTTACCATCCATATTCTGATGGAAATAAAACTCATTACCATGCGTTTTTTTAAAATCATCCCAGACATCCAAAAGATTACAGCCATCCGGAGCGATATCGTCAAAGAACAACAACCCGGAAGGGGCAAGAAGAGGTACGACATTCTCAAGATCAACCCTTGCCGCTTGTTTATCATGGTTACCATCAACCAGGATATAATTCATTAACGGATGATACGCTGCAATAAACTCAGACTGTTTAAGCCTGTCTTCCACAAAAATAGGAACTGTCTTTTCGGAATCACCTATAATAAAATGAACCTTATCTTGAGGGATATTGAGCGCCCTGAGGTTCATTTTAACCACCACCGGAGAAGTAAACCCATCAGCGAAAATATCAAAAAGGAACACCGCAGGAACACTAGGATCCATCATTGAGCTTAAAAGCTGACATACCGATATCCCGGTCCGACAACCGATCTCCATGATGTTACGCGGTTCAAGCAGGGATCCAACACTCCAAAGAAGATGGTAATAATCGAAGAATTCGCTCCCGCGTTTCTGGTAATGATTAAGGTACGCTTCAAGGTAAGTATCTCCAGGGTTTTTAGCTTTAAGGATCCTTAGGGTATTGAATACCGCCGCGTTTATCCGAGTATCATGGTCACTCATCCAACCTTTAACCAACTGGGATACATGTTCAGGGGTATAAATTATTTGATTATCCACGGTTCACCTCCAACATCCCGCCGCGGTAATACCTCTCAATAGCCCAAACGATATCTTCAGGCCTGATCAAAAGCATACACAGCGGTATCCCATCGCGTTTATTATTGCAATCGTACGCCGTACCTCGCCAACAGCCATCATACGGAGCGCACGGCAAGCAACCGTTGACATAAAGGAACTGATGGTTGGGGTACAACTCCCAGCGAGTGCCTTCTCTGGCGCCGGCCACCACTACACATGGTTTTGAGAACGCTGCTGCAATGTGCATAGGAAACGACACACAACTTATCACCCCTTCAGCTTTAGCGATCAACCGGAACAGTTCACGGGTGCTTGTCTTCCCGCGCATATCAACCACACCTTCAAGCGCCGCGTGTAGATGGCTTTCTTGACCGATCTGGACCAAGACTATACCCGGGATATGTTTTTTAAGTAGATCAACGGTTTCTTGATAGAAAGGATACTGTTTTAAGGTGTTATCCGCTTTGGCGCCAGCGTTGATCACCCAATACGGTCCATCAACCTCAGCTTTAACCAAAGCCGGGGAAGGCCAATCATTTTCTGCCTGAGAAAGAAATATCTGTGGCCGGATATCATACTGAGGTATCTTTAGCCCTAAAACGGCTTCCAAGAACTCACGATGCCCTTGAGCAAAATGCTGGCCTCCGAATCCCGATGAATGGATTAAAGGATAATGCATATCAATAACCAAGATATCCTCATTCAAAATAGCGCAGAATTTGTTGAGGATATCCTTTTCACCATCCCGGATCAACCGGAACATCGCGTTATTCTGATCCTGAGTGGTAGAAGAGAACCTAGAATTGATCTTCTGGTACTCTTTTTCATCATACTCGAGTTTATGGATATACGGAGAATTGTCGAATATATCCGGACAAGGAGTGCGGACATCAATTAAGAATTTGCCTGGGTACGCCGCTTGAAGATCTCTGATCGCGTTTGTCATAACCAGGATATCCCCTGGAGCAAGACGATTGAGCAAAAGGATCTTTTTCGGATTACTTCGTACCCAGGCAGGATTCTGAAGAGGAAATTCGGTACCAGTTACTTCTTCTTTCTTTTGCTCCTTTTCTTGGAGCACGGCATGTCCTACCTCCTTGTTGATAATCGGATCCGCAGCTGCTTCCATATTGAAATAAGTGGTATTTATGATCTTGCGTTTCTTATATACCAACGCCGGATGCTGCAACCCTTTATCGCATCCTGGAGTTTCCCCGGTGATCATCCGTCTTAATATGGGATTATTTTTATAATCCTCTTCAGTAAACAGCGGTCCTTGAAGTTCAAAAAACCGGGAAACCTCAGCTCTAAGATCAACTCCAAGGAACCGGTCATCAAAGAACCCACCCTGGTCATACCGGATAGCCATACGGTAATCACTGGAACAGTAAATAAAAACACCATTATCTTTAAGGTGGTAATGGATCCTGGCCAGGATTTCCCGGATCTCGATCGCCGGAACATGCTGAAGAACATAAACCAAGTAAACTATATCGAATTTCTGATCAAGATGCTGCGGAGGTTTAGTGCTGAACCGTTCGGAATTCACATACGCTTCAGCCTGACCCATCATCTGCGCGGAAGCATCGGTACCGATTACGAACACCGTAGGATCTTGTTTAATGATCTCTTTGGATAACCGGCCAACACCACAGCCATAATCCAGGATCTCTTGGGCTGTTTCCGGACCGGCATAGTTCAGGATAGCTTTAGCAAAAGCGGGAGTTTCAGCATCCCATCGTTCTTGCATAGTAAACCCATTGCAATCGCCCACGACGGCATGTTTACCCTCTTCAAAACTGGCAGGTTTAAATAACTTATGATCCTTCAAGACTCGGTTCTCCATTTTACTCGCCTCCCCTTTTATGTTTGTAGAGGCCCGGAGTGCTCAACCCCGGGCCTCATTTTGGTTACTTGTAAGTACACTCAAAAAACACCGAACCGACAGATGCTCCTTTATTGAAGAAGATCCCGGTATCAAACTGTTTACCCTGGACCCAACTCAACTGAAGAACACCAGCGGCCGCTGGAACGATGATCGCAACTTCATCATGACCTGCTATGGTCAAGCCATCTACCAGCGTACACTTCTCTCCGGCAGTCATCCCCTCATAAGCAAGGGTAAGGGAGAAAACAAAACCCGGTGCCGGTTTGATCAGGGTATCGGCGGTTTTTATCCCGCTTTCCGCTAATCCTTGAATTCTTGGCATTGGTCTATCCTCCCATTATCCTATTGACTCAGAGCTCGAAGAGCTCGAGGAACTGCTTGAAGAAGAGGAACTGGATGAACTCATCGAAGAACTTGAACTGCTCGAAGAACTGCTAGAACTCGAAGAACTACTTGAAGAACTGGAACTCGATTCTGAGCTGGAGCTCGAAGAGCTTGACGAAGAACTCATTGACGAGCTCGAAGAGCTGTTGGATGAACTCGATTCTGAGCTGGAGCTCGAAGAGCTGCTTGAAGAAGATGAACTGCTGGATGAACTCGATTCTGAGCTGGAGCTCGAAGAGCTGCTTGAAGAAGATGAACTGCTGGATGAACTTGACGAAGAACTCATTGACGAGCTCGAAGAGCTGCTGGAAGAACTAAATGAACTACTTGACGACGATGAAGAACTTGAACTGGAGCTCGAAGAGCTTGACGAGCTTGAAGAAGATGAGCTCGAAGAGCTGCTCGAAGAACTTGAACTCATTACCGTATCACCGATTCCTAAGGTAGATCGATAATCGGTATCATCAAGAGTCGCATCGGAATCGCACGCACTCAAAACCCGATTCCACCGATCGATCAGATCATCCAAGAACATCGCGATCTCATCGTTCCATTCTCCGCGTTGCTTGATCCTGGCATTAGGAACATCAATAAGATGTTCGGTAGTGCTGAACTTTTCGGTAGTAAATATGGTTGTTCCAGCAACGCCATCATCTGCCGCTAAGATATCCAAGACAGCATTAAAATTCGTCCGGATAGCTTTAAGCAAGTCATTGACCTTGCCTTGAGGCATAGCGTTATACTGGATATCCTTGCCATAAGTATTACCGATAGAAGGATCTGTTATTGGATAACTTGCGGATATGGCGGTATCTCCGGTATCCGTGTTTATCTTAGTGATAAACGCGTTAAAATTGGTTACAAAGGAATAAAGGATATCAAATACCCCTTTTTCCCAGTAACCATTCTTTTCGATTCTTTCAGAATATCCCACTTTTCCTCCGTTAATTCAGGCCCGGGAATACTCTCCCGGGCCCTCATTTTTTAACTAGGATCAGGCGGTACTCGCGGCCGCTGATGCACAATACATCGTTACCACTCCGTAATCGACGGAATTGAACAACGGCTTGATCACGCCAAAGATAGCGCCGCAAGCGATACCCCAGCTATTGCCGTAGTCAAACGATTTCTCCGTCCAGTTTACCGGAGCGCCCCAGGCTATTACACCAGCCTGTTGACCGCAAAGGATGTTCCTTGAAACATACGAACTGGATCCATCATTGGCACGGTACACATATTCGTGTTCGTGGATAATGATCTGGCCGTATCTTGAAACAGCACCCGTAAATATCGGGTTATCCTCACCTCTTACTCCGGCATCCCTAACCGACTGGTTATACACCGGGTCCTGTTTAAGGTTAGTGATATCGTACGGATGCAAAAACGCCACATACCATTCTTTCCCCCCAATACGAAGCGGCCGTATCCTGGGAGATGCCGTCTTTGCTATCTGAACAGCGGCATCAAGAACCTTGGTATCCATTTTCATGGTAGAAGTAATATGCGCTATCGCATCTTCCCCGCCGGCATAAACCAACCGAGTAGAAGCCGCGATAGTAGGAGTATTCGCAAAAGTAGAGCTGGCTTTTCCGCATAGTTTATCGAATATTTCCTGTTCGATCTTCTCCGCGAACCAGTCGGATAACCTGTTCTTTGCTGATACGCGCATATTATACGCGTTCTTCTTTTCGTCCATCTTACCGGTCAAACGCACAGCATGACGGATCTGATCAATAGCCACATCCTCATCATAGTCCGTCATTGCCTCTTCTGAACCTTCGAGTTCAGTATCACCTGTTATACCCGACCCGGATAACTTCATTCCAAGGCCAAAGCTGATATTGCTACCAGCTTCCTTCTTCAAATCCTCTAACTCCTGGATCATGGATTGCTCACTGGTTCCCATGAACCGATTCATATAGAGGTTATCGCGAACATCCGCGAATAACTGTTTGCGCCATAGCGCTGGCTGTAAAGCCGCATTGCTGGCTGAAAGTGCCATCTTGAAACCCTCCTAGATTTATCCGTACAGCTCTAGGTACTTATCTCGTGTCTTTTTGGGTAACTTCGAAAATTCCCGATCCGACATTTTCGATATCTGCTCGATCGTCAGATCGGTACCCTCAAGTTTATCTTTACCTTCGGCATGCCCGGAAGTTTTTGGTTTTTTATCGTTATTTTCGATCGCTTGTTCTACTGCGGCCGCTTCCTGCGCTTTCTTAGTATTCACGGCCGGTTTAACCTCATCCTTATTTTCGGAATTCTTTTTCCTGGCCAGAACTCTAGTCTGCGCCGCGGGAATCAAATTAGCGTATTCCGGATCCGCTTTTATCAGCTCATACATCTTTAGAGCTGGATTATCGCCTTTTGCGAAAGCTTCGGCTACCTGCTTTTGGTAAGCCGGGTTTGTATTAATAATTTCTTTGGTTAATTCCATTACATCATCGTAATCCGGTTTTAAGGTTCGCGCTTCTTTATCGCTACTTTCGATAAACCGCTGTACCGCGGGTAAAGCCATAATATTCATTGGAGCGGCTCCGGTTTGCTTCTTAGCCGCAGCCATTACTTTCCGGATATCCCCGGCAGTAAGAAAATCAGTATCATCTTTTCCTTTAAGAGGATCGTCAGCTTCTTCTGCGGGTTTATCACCTTCCTGCTTTTCTTCCGGCGGTTTTTCGTCTTTCTTCTTCAGTTTAGACAGTTCAAACCGCGCGGCATCCCGGTCTTCTTCCGCTTTCTGCCGGAGTTTACGATCCTTGCGCATCTGATAATAATATGCCTTTTCGCGCTTGGTATAGTCTTTCAGATCGGCTTCGGTTACATCTTTTTCTTCTTTCTGGAGTAACCGTTCGACCTTTAGAAAAGGATCCTTGGCATCTTCCTCTTCTTCCTTTTTCTTCTCCGCCGCCTGAATATCCGCTTCAGTAGCGGTTTCCGTTAATCCTACGGCTTTCGCTCGTTCCTTTAAAGCATCCTGAGCCTTCTGTGCTTCTTTTTCCGCGGCATTCTCAGCCGGTTCCTGCGTGGATTTTTCTTCTTTCTTCTCCCCGCCTTCTTCCTTTTCCTCAACCATAGCTGGACCGGGTTGACCGCCAAAATCCTGCGGAGCTCCCTGATTTTCCATAAGAAACTGCTCCTCTTCTTTAGTAAGAGGCTCGTTATTATCCAGTTTCTTCTCTAACGCTTTCTCATCAACTACCACTTTTTCTCCTGCCATGACAACCTCCCCTTAATGCCATTCCGGGATTATTGGGCTCCCGGTGCGCCTTGCGCGGACTTTGCAGCGGTTACCTGCTGCATCCAAGCTAAAACCCGTTTCTTTACCTCTTCAGAATTTGAGATATCCATATACTCAATCAGAAGATCAGGAGGTATCTGGCCGCCCACCTTCATCACTTCGATCATTTCCATGAAAGTTTCATACCTCACAGTATTATTCTGGTCAGCTTCAGTAACTAGGACATCGTATTTATTGTCTTTGATCATTGTGAGGTAAGCAGCAAGCATCCCGGGAGTCAACCCTTCCGGATTCTTTTCAGATACCTGTTCTTTCATATACTGCGGACCCAGAACTTTCATCAGCTTCTTCTCATCAAATACCATAGGAACCATCTCAAGAATGAACTTGCCGATGATCTCTTTAGTATATCGGTAATTCTGGAATATCTTAACTAAAGCCAGAATAGCCTGCTTGATCCTCATAGCGATAGCGCGGCCACTGGCAGTACCTTCCTGCATCCCCATAAGATCAGGATTTATCCCTAATATCTGTTTAAACTCTTCATCAGCCGTCTGTTCTCGCTGAATATGCCCAGCGTTAGGGCCTTTAGGCAATATCTCGCGAAGAGTAGCACCGTAATTCTTCTTTACCTTGATCACAATACCAGGCTTAGATCCCATTTGTTCAAGCTCTTTCCATCCGGTTTCGGACAATGCCCCCTCTTCTCCGACCCATCCGGAGTTAGCTTGGGTATTAAGAATATGAAGATACTGCGACTTAGCCTTATTCTTTTCCCTTTGTGGATCCTTGACCTGACGGACCAATCCTTGAACCCTTAATACCTCAGTTTCAGCGTTCGGCGACCAGTCTGACATATACCGGAAGAACGGGTATCCGGAATAGAAAGGTTCAAACGGCGATTTAACATCCTGAACAATATGCCCACATACCATTGCCGCAACCCACATTTCTGGCACCTTGCGTTCAATAACCTTCCCGGATTGCTGCTTGAAGATCAATTCCTCTGCTTCAGCTTTAGTATCAAACCGGTGCGGTTCACCAGATTCTACCTCAACCACGAAAAACTTGGCAACATGCTTATATCTCCAGTATTCCTGTAAGGTAAACTTCTGATCACCATCAAAATCAGAATCATCATCTTCCTGGGTATCCGCGGCTGCTGATTGATTAACGGTAGTAGAATTGGGATTATTCCCATAATTATCATTATCGCCTTCGGATAACACTCCGGAACCATTAGTAACCGGATCGTCATCATCTTTAACAAATCCCTTGATTAACTTCGCCTTATCCGGATAAAGTTCTATCAGTTCATCTTTAGATAACTTCACCGGGCCTTTAAAGAGATACTTTGCGCCTTCATTGATATCATATTCTATACAATCCGGATCTGGCCGGACCTGATACGGAGTCCTTTGCTTGAATATAATATCTCCGCGAACAGGATCACGGTCATATGAAATTATCGCTTCGATCCATCCCTTACCGCAATTTATCCCATCATCAAACTGGTACCCTAACTTATGAGTAAGATGAGATAATTTATCTACAAAGTGGATTGCTTTATCGCATACCTCAGAGAATATCTTATCCTCTCCGCCTTCGGGATTGACCTTAATCCTGGCAGAATTTTCCCGCTGGTACCCCGACACTAAATTAAGAATTGGCCGGATTCGGTTAAAAGTAAGACAAGGCCGGCCAGCATCCTTTAAAGCCTGGACATCTTCATCGAGCCATTGTTTACCTTGCGCAAACTCATAGTCCTCTTTAGCCACCACATCCCAAGGACCATAATATTGTTCGCACCGTTTTTTCCGGGCAGTGATCTCGGTCCGCAGATTATCGTCTTTTACTTCACTATCCTTACTTGTCTTTAATTCCTCAACCATCTTATGCTCCTTTTAAGCAGCCATCGCGCTAAGCGGTCCACGCGACACTTCTGACTGTTCTTGGGAATCTGACCACACATCTTTCTTATGAATAACCAAAGAACTCTTCCGAGCCCATACATTCATTACCCAAGCATCGGCCCGATTTGGAGATCTACCGATCCTATCTTTCACATCTTCTTTGGATTCAAGCTGAATCTTACCGCGAACATTGATAAAGTATTTTCGTTCTTTTAACTCTTCTTTAAGGTATTCATCATTAGGGATTCGTTCTCTACCCGCTTCCGCCTCAGCTTTAGCGTAAAACCACATTTCAGCAGCCAGATTGTAATACTGCTCATCTTCCGGTTTACCCTGGTTATGGACTTCCTGCAAAGTAACACCCTGAGGCTTTATTCCCCGGATAAAGTCAGCTATCGGCTGGCCAAGACCATCACAGTCTATAATAATATGGTTTGCCCCCACTGTTTTAGCCATCTGCAAAGTGCGAGAACAACTTGTAGGACCGGTACTCTTGGCCTGAATATCCTGTTTAGATATCCTCCCAGATATCCCGCCATAAATAACCTCTTCATCATCACCCATCCCGGCAGGATCATTTGACACCACGATCTTACGATTAACCACGCGCGGCTCTTGAGTAACCATCTTTTCAACCAATTCATCGGAAAACAAAGTATCAATCGATGACTTTGGTTTTCTTCCCCGCACACGAGCCAACCACCGGGGATCATCTTCAGTACCTTCAGGATTCCATAACTGCCGGCGTTTCTCAATCCAATCATAACTGGCCATACCAGGAACAACAATCTTCTTGAACCGGTAATTAGGCGAATCCAAAGCATCCAGGGTAATAACGATATTGTTTGTGGTATCTTCCATATCCCGGGCAAAAAACCCAGTAGTCTGGAGAGGGTTACCAATCTCGATCAAAAGGTTATGCGCGCCGCCTAACAACGAATCCAGCTGCTCTTTGATCTTATCCTCAACAGCCTGGGCCTCTGAAATAATAACGCAGACATTGGGAGAGTGGAACCCTTGGGCTTTACCTGTCTGATCACCTGATTCTTTTGTGGTAAACGCCAGAATAAACCAATCAGGTTCAACATCAACCTTACAAGTAAGCAACCGGCCAGGAAGATCAACAATAGCGTTATTCCAGGCAGTACTTAATTCAGCCCAGATAACTTCTTTTACCTGACGATCAGTAGGAGCGGTAATAATTACTTTGGAAGGAGCGTATGAAAAGAGGAACCATAAAGGGATCCGGCCACAGATGAAATCCTTGCCCTGCATATTAGCCGAAGGCACTACAATAGGCTTATTCTCCGTAATAGCCCGAGGAATAGCGCGGAGGATCTCAGCCTGGCCTTTAGAGAATACGGATGTTCCCAGGGCCAGATTGATCCATTCCATCGGCTGCGCCTGAGCTTTCTCCAACTCTATTTTCGATAGTGGTAATTTGTCCATCTTTTGAAAGAATTTTGATCACCTGAAGAAGATCGCGCTTTTTATGTTTCGCCTCTTCTTCATCAGCGCCTTTAACCCCTAACCGTTTAAAGATACCGAAATGTTCACCCAAAGCTTCCAAAGCCCGAACCTTATCGCAAGCCTTGAATCTTTTGGTTTCGCCTATTTGTTCTTTATCTTTCCCCTTACCATCCCATATCTCATCAATATCAAATCCAGATAAAGCCCGTGCTACATCCGGATCTAAATCCGTAATATGCTTCAAAGATCCGTCTTTATTGAAAAGATCGCGGATATCAAACTTCGCTATCTTCATCAATTCCCGGACGACAAAATCTGCGGATGCTTCGAGGCGTTTCTCTCTTTCTCGACGGAGGCGATTGATCTCTTCCTGAATCTTAACTTTGCTTAACAACCTTGAGGCCTGTTCAGCGGCTGTATGTTCAGAAAAACCCGCGCGTATAGCGGCTTTAGCGCCAATAAAATCAATAAGGTATTCTCTGCAAAATGTTTGATGACGAGGACTTAACTGTTTTTTGATCTTCTTAGGCGTGATTTTTTGCGGATGCGGTTTATTACTCATGTTCCCCTTTAAAAAAAAGAAGAGCGATCTGTATTTTTTAAATACAAACCGCTCTTCTGGAGCTCAGTAAGAGCCTTTAATCTATCTAATTACTTAAATTATAAACACAAAAACACTAATTTGTCAAGGATTTTGTTTTTTATCTTTATCACTTTTAAAGCAAAACCCCTCTACTTTAATAAGAACAATCTCCCCATCCTGGGCCGTAACTTCGATATTCTTGGTCCAGAACGGGGAGATTTTATTCATCGCCTGTTGAAATTTCTCGAGCGCGGTCATTTATCCTTATTCTTTACGCAACCCCATCAACCCCAGCGCCTCATTGAAACACATCCCCTTTAAAACAGCCGGCGCCTTGGCGAGGTCTTCAAAGCCGTAATGATGCCGGATAAGATGGGAATCGATAATAAAATTCCCGTCTTTATCCTTTTTGTCGGTTAAGACCGCGACAAATAACACAAACCCCTTTGACTTTAAGACCTTCTCCATGACCACATCGGTTTCCGCCTTTGGATCGAACTGCTTAAGCTCCATCTTTACATCCCCTTCTCTTTTTGTTTTCTCCACCGTTTTTATCCTCCTTTCTGTCGATAATAATATACGGAACCTTAGGATATAAAGCTTTAAATAATTTATACTTTAACCCCCAGATATCCGTACGGAACCCTTTTACTTCATGCGCTTCTAAAACCAGATCATCTTTCTTACCGGATAAGACGCGCTTTACTACCATAAAATCCACCACATGCACGCAGATAAACTCTTTCTTCACCCGCAACTCAAACGATACCTGGCAACGATACCCTACAATTTCTCCGGATTGCCGCATTGCCAACAGCCGGTTACAGTAATTAGCTTCGGCTATTGACTGATGAGTATGCCCGGATAAACACCGCGCCCACTTATTCCCATATTTATTCATTATCGCATCCCCCATACTAAAGCCGCCTGTAACCCGGCAGAACAGAAGTAGAATAAGGCACGCGGTCCATTCCTCTCAAATACAGAAACTACCGCGATCAAAATAAAAAAACCTCCCAAAGCCTTCATTAACCAAGTACTTGTCATTCCTTAGAGGCTTCAGGCTTAACCTCTTCCTGCTTCTCTACCACTTGAGGCGCCAAGATCCTCAACGCAAGTTCCCGACAAGGGAATAACGCCGGCTTAACGGTTTTAAGCCCTTTAACGAATTCTTCTATTTTTACAGTCAACTGATCTGCGGCCACAGCCCGGACCTCAACCTCTTTCTTTTTATCGGTACATTTATTGATCTGCATACCCATCTTCCCGATCGCCGCCAAGAACTTCTGTACCTGGGCCAGAAACGGCGACTGCTCCGCTTCCGTCAACTTCTCAAACATGATCATATCTTTACGCTTCTCCGGCTTTACTGAATCAAAATACATCAACGCAGCTAATACCTCTACCATCGTTTGCATCTTCTTCTCTGTCATACCATCACTCCTTTTTTATGATCCCGAATAAACTGTACCACAAAATCCTGACTTACCGATTGCGCACCGTACCTTATCGCCTTATACCTCCTCCCCATAGTTATCGTATAATATGGTACACCCTTATTATGCCGCTTCCAACTCTTTTTAATATTTAGGAGGTACGCCATACGGTCAAGTTCAAGTTCGGTATCCGCTACCAAATGACAACTTGCGGTTCCGCAAAACTCAATTATTGGTCGATCGATGTAAACGCTCATTATTTATCCTCTAATCCATAATTACAATCCCAACAACCTATCCCGGGGTTAGATCCACCACCGATTTGATGGTTATTTTGTTTTACCCCGTAAAATAAAACAAGTCGTATTAGATGAATTTTTCCACGGTTCTTTAGTTTGTCCATCTAACCATTTAACCCTTTTCATTGACCGCATTTCTGCACCCGCCTCTATTAGCATATTTATAAAAGAGTTTGTATTTATCATAACCACTACGGTTTTACCTTTTTTGTTTTCCTCAATCGCCTTACGGATAAAAGCTGTTGGTCCTTTCCCATTTTTCCCATCCGATTTACGAAAGGGGGGGTTAAGGTAGGTGCTTTTTCCCCAATCAGTTTCCGTCCCATCAATTCCAATATATGGATAAGGACACGGATCATAATCGAAGTGGAACTCATCATCTAATTTTTTATATATTTCTGGCGGTGTTATCCAATATTCTTTTTTATCTGCCTTCAACTCCGCTATCTGCTTGGTATGGGTCATTGGGTTAGTCCTTTCTGGTGTTTTAATAGCAAGTATCATTTATAATAAATTCCTTGTGGCATTGGGGGCAAGTTAACTCTAAATCAATTCCTTCTTGGCTCTCAAACTCTACACCCTCGTATCCTCCGCTATTCCATTCATCCGTTTTCATTACATCAAAACTGTCTTTACAATGCGGACACTCAACCCAAAGTTGAATGTTAAAATGGGCGGTTATTTTATCTTTCATCTATCCTCCTGCGTTGTGGGGTTAAGTGCTGATTGGGCTTCCCGTATCAATCCATTCAATGTAATTCTATCGCTTAACTGCATAGGCTCTTTAACACTCAAGATACGAGCTTCCTCCATTTTTATATACGCCTTCCTTGTTGCCTCCCGCAGTTTTTCTGAATCTTGGGCTGCGGTGATGAGGACTTTAATAGCATTTTCCGTTTTATCCTCATCCTTAAAGTTACTAAAATCTTCCCGCATTACAGGAAATGTTAATAATCTCTCGCAGTAGTTAATCGCTTCCTTCACCGTTGGCCTGGTCATTTAGAAACCTCCTTTATTTATGCTTCTTCAAATATTTTATCTCCGCAATATCCTGCCGGGATTTCTTTTCCTGGGCTAATTCTATTACCACTCCTTATGGAAGATAACCGCCTCAAGCCCGAAACTCTTTGCCTTTGCCAATTCGCAAGTAGTCTGCTGCGTTTCAAGGTAATATTCCCTCTTCGTGCTTGGACATACGCAATGCAAGAATTTAAATGGCTCGGTATATTCGGGAACGGTGAAAGTAACCAAGCGCACTTTGTTGCCGCAATTATCCACCGTTTCTTCGAGTATCTTCAAATCAGGAAGGCTGGACATCTTAATTTTATCCATCTTCTCATAGGCGATCCTACGCTGTTCCATATTGGTAATTGTAAAAACTTCTTGGGCTGATAGTTTATCTTTACGCACTTTATCGAATAACTCTTTATCAAATTCTACTTCGTCTATCCGATATTTTATTTTGCCTACTTGCGATAATAACCACTCTGAACAATTATTCGTCAAATACCATTGGTTGTTACGATGGTTTTTCCATAACCTTTTCTCAAATTTGGTGTTTATTTGGGAATTGATGGAAAGGTAGCCGTCTACGGATTTCAGCGCGGGCAGTGTCGCCTGGGAATTGATGTAAAGGTCGCCGCCTACGGATTTCAGCGCGTCGGCTTGCAGTGTCGCCTGGGAATTGATGGAAAGGTAGCCGTCTACGGATTTCAGCGCGGGCAGTGTCGCCTGGGAATTGATGGAAAGGTAGCCGCCTACGGATTTCAGCGCGGGCAGTGTCGCCTGGGAATTGATGGAAAGGTAGCCGTCTACGGATTTCAGCGCGTCGGCTTGCAGTGTCGCCTGGGAATTGATGTAAAGGTAGCCGCCTACGGATTTCAGCGCGGGCAGTGTCGCCTGGGAATAGATGTAAAGGTCGCCGCCTACGGATTTCAGCGCGGGCAGTGTCGCCTGGGAATAGATGGAAAGGTCGCCGCCTACGGATTTCAGCGCGGGCAGTGTCGCCTGGGAATAGATGGAAAGGTCGCCGCCTACGGATTTCAGCGCGGGCAGTGTCGCCTGGGAATAGATGGAA